TGCGTTTCAGCCCGTTAAACTGGCTTCATACCATTAATGGTATCAATGGAGTTAAGTGGATTGATCGTATCAACACTAAGTCCTCTATGGGTTTTCCTATTAATAAAAGTAAGAACGACTTTTTGGAACCTGTTATGGAGGATGTTCCTGGTGTCTGTGACCCTATCGATTTTTCGGACCCAACGATTCGCCAATCTTATGAAGAAGCGATCGCCACGTACCGAGAAGGAGAAAGGATCTATGCCGTCCACAGGGGAAACCTCAAGGACGAGCCGACCAAGTTCACCAAGGACAAAATCCGAGTGTTTGCTGGATCTCAGATCGTGTTCACTCTTCTTGTTCGCACCTACTACTTGCCTGTCGTCAAGTTTATTCAAGACAATGGTTTGGAGTTAGAGTGCGCCGTGGGCATTAATGCCTTCGGTCCTGAATGGGAGGATGTGACTAAGCGAATCACTCAATTCGGAGAAGACCGCATGATTGCAGGTGATTATAAAGCGTTTGACAAGACAGCTTCGGCGAAAGCCATGATGTCTGCATTCCAAATTATGATTCACGTTGCAGCCCGTGCTGGATATTCGGAGGACGACCTTTGCATTATGCAGGGTATCGCGACGGACATTTGCTATCCTCTTTACGAGTTCGCAGGTGTTTTGTTGCAAGCCTTCGGTTCTAATCCGTCTGGACATCCTCTTACGGTTGTCGTCAATAACTTGATGAACAGCTTATATCTTCGTTATGCTTACTTCTGTATGCATCCTGAGGTTGTCCCCCCCTTCGCTAGTGTAGTAAAGGCTCTATGCTATGGTGACGATAATGTCATGAACGTCTCCCCCAAGGAGAAATTGTTCAACCATACTACAGTGGCGGAGGAATTGCGAAAAGCTGGTATTACGTATACGATGGCGGATAAGACTTCCGAGTCTATTCCGTTGATCCACCTCAAGGATATTAACTTCCTTAAGCGTGGTTTTCGTTACGAGCCTGCATTGAAGAGGCATGTTGCACCCATTGAGGAGGCTTCTATCTCTAAGATGCT